CAGGCCGAGCGCGACCGGGTTCAACAAGAGGCCGCCGATAAACTCCGCCAGGAGCGGGAAGCGTTTGAGGCTCAACAGGCAGAGGCCGCCAGGGTCATCCAAGAGGCTCAACGTCTTGAGGATGAGAAACGAGCTGCTGAACAGAAGGAGGCCGAGGACCGCGCCGCCGAAGAGGGAAGGATTGCGGCAGAAAAGGCCGCTGCCGAGAAAGCCGAAGCGGATCGGATCGAGCAGAAGAAGCGGGACGCCGAAGCCGCCGCCCTCCGGGCCGAGTTCGAGGAAAAGGTTAAGGATATCAACTACGCCATGGGGTATATCTACCAGAAAACGCTGGCGCCGGGACTGGACCCGTGGGAAACTATCAACGAGATTGGCGCAATCGCCAGTAAATTTATGGAGGTCGGCAATGGCAATGAATTGGCAGAAAACGGTGGACACGGAAAAGCTCCATCAAAAAGAGGCGGCAAGGGAAACGGCCGGTGATCTGTACCGCCATGCGCCCCTTCCTTATTATCTGACAAGGGAGGGGCAGAAAGAGCGGGACGGGAGGCGTGGCGGGGAATTCGTCCGAAGAATAAAGGAGGCTATGGCAGATGGAAAATGAACAGGTACACCCCATGATCAGGGATATCTTGAATAACTTCGCCCATCCCTTCAAATGCAAATGTTCTGAGTGCGAAGATGAAAGGGGCGATTGGCTCTACCATTGCAGGAAAGATGAAGAGGGGGAGGGGGAATAATGGACAATATGGAACTATGGAATAAAGTTTCAAGGCCTCCACTGTCAGCGTTGAAGAAGATCACGGGAGGGAGGCTTAGTAACATGACTGATGTCTCTCCTCAGTGGAGATACCAGATCATGACGGAGACCTACGGCCCTTGCGGGATAGGGTGGAAGTTCACCGTTGATAAGAAATGGCGGGAAGAGGGCAGCGAGGCGCAGATTATGTGCTTTGCAGATATCACCCTCTACGTCAAGACTGAGAATGGATGGAGCGAAGGTATCCCCGGCAGCGGCGGGTCGATGCTAGTCGAAAAGGAAAGCAAGGGGATGCATACCTCTGATGAAGGATACAAGATGGCCGTGACGGACGCCCTTTCCGTTGCCATGAAGATGCTCGGGGTCGCCGCTGAAATCTACCTCGGGAACTTTGACGGATCCAAGTACAGGACCGGCAACCCGCCGGCAGAATCCCACACGAAAGACCCCGCCCCGGTCGGCACCCTTACCGCCGTCCAAACTTCCATCTTGAGAGAGCTGGGGGAATACTGCAAGGGTGACGAATCAGAGATGGACATGCTTCTCAAAGACTTGACCAAGGTGGACAAGAACGGCACATGGGTATTTCTGAGACTGGACCAGGTAAGAAATCCCCAGTACAACACCGAATCATGGGCCAAGGCTTTCGGGGTAGCTCTCGGGAAGCTCCGCGCTAAGGTCAAGGCAGAATCCGGCGCCGCTCCTAACCCTTTAATCGCCCGGATAGACGCCGCACTTACCACGATGCACGGAGACGATGAGGCCGCTAAATTGGCTACGGTAGAAGGTATGACCGGGAAAAAAGAATGGCGAGACATGGAAGATAAGAATCTTGAGGTGTTTGCAACCCTTTTGGAAGTGAGGATAAAAGATAATCCATCTTGAAATCTTCGCTTGACATCGTCAAAGAACGGTGATATTTTTCTTAAAACTGAATACGATTCGATGTGTCGGGGCGGACATTAAGAATTTACCTTTTCACTGAGTCAATGCGGGAGCGCCCCCTCCCCATTGACCTTTTGTTTTCCTAGGGGGCAACATGCAAGGCAATCTCACCGCTCCAATCCTTATCAAGCTCACCCAAGAAGATTCTGACTACCTCACTATGTTTTCCATCCAAGCCGATTGCACTCCGGGACAACTTGCTCGCTATGTGATCCGTAAGTTCATCCATGAAAAATTAAAAGAGGCTCCAGCACAACAAGGAGCCTGATAATGAAAGATGGCAACTGGATTCCTTTGGATAAGATGCTAATCAAGTATCTCCCAAAAGACCGATCTTATACGGTTTTAGAAGCATACTTTTCTCTTAGGTATGATGTGGAAGAAGGCAAGAATTACACAATAAACGGATATGCCCAACTCTGGGGATGGGACAGGAAAAAGGTGAGGACTTTCGTGGATGGAATGATGTCAGGGAAGGCTGTGAGACTGGGACACTTAAAGGACACTAAAGGCCCCGGTAAAGGGGCACTTATTCCCCATGACATCAGGTTTATTTTCAATAACTTAGGAGCGCAGAAGGACACAATCTCCCCACAATCTCCCCACAATCTCCCCACAATCTCCCCCACTACTATAAATCCTAATAAGAATATAAAACCTAAACCTTCAATTTATTCTGCCGATTTTGAAACTTTTTGGCAAGAATACCCAAGAGGCGACGGTAAAGGGAAAGCATGGGAGTCATGGCAAAAGATCAAGCCGCCAGTTGTAGCCGTACTATCAGCATTGACTTGGCAAAAGGTGAGTGACCAATGGACCAAAGAGAACGGGCAGTTTATTCCTCACGCAGCAACATATCTCAACCAGAGAAGATGGGAGGACAAACCGTCAGGGCCAAGAATTCTGACGGAAAAGGAGAAGTACGATCAGCAAGTGCAGGCAGCACTATAAACGGTATTTACCGTGTTTCGGATATTCAAGAAGAGTTACATCAGATAAGATTGCAGGGGCTGGACACCGGCGTTGCTACGGGGTGGAATAACCTGGATGATCTTTACAAGGTGAAAAAGGGAATGATGACGATAATAACAGGGATACCACAATCAGGGAAAAGCGAGTTTTTAGACGCCCTTCTTGTAAATTTGGCCGAACTGCAAGGATGGAAGTTCGCCGTATTTTCTCCTGAAAACTATCCTATTTCTTTGCATGTTATTAAATTAGCTGAGAAACATATAGGCAAACAATTCATGAACAGGCTTTTCCCTACCCTCGCCATGAACCTTATGCAGACTGAAACTGCTATCAATTTTGTCGGAAATCATTTCACATGGATGTACCCGGATTACACTGAAAAGATTAACCTTGACCTCATTTTAGCCAAGACTTCGATAATATTGGAACAATACGGGATAGATGGTTTGATAATTGATCCTTGGAACGAATTAGAACATGACCGGAACGGGAAGTCTGAAACCGATTACATAAGCGAATGTTTAACAAAATTACGGAGATTCACCCGCGAGCACAATATCAAAACTTGGCTGGTTGCTCACCCCCAAAAGATGATTAAAAACAAGGATGGCAAGTATGACGTTCCCACTCCTTACGATATTTCAGGATCGGCCCACTGGCGCAACAAGGCGGATTTTTGTATATGTGTCCACCGTGAAAACCTAACGGTCGATGAAGTAGATGTGTATGTTCAAAAAGTAAAATTTAAGCATTTGGGAAAGATTGGCAAGGCTCACTTTGAATATGACTGGAAAAGTGGAAGGTTCATAGACTCTATATAATAGGAAAGGAGGCATTATGTCCGACAGATTAACAAAGGATAAAACGGAATATGAAAGATTGATTGCTTTCCGAAGTGCTGCAATAGCTGATGGATGGGAGAACCGGCCACACGGCCAATTATTTAAAGAAGGGTATCTTATGGATATCCATGCAGAAGAAAGCGACGACTGGTTTTTGTCCGGGGCAGAAATCTATATATGGGGACCTGACGGATTGGCTCTAAAAAATTATCCGAAAGAATACGACTGGGAAGCCATCAAACAAAGGGCACGCGAGTGCCATTTCTGCGGCACCGATACAGGCCACATGCAGAGGGTATGCTTTGCTAACAAATCCTGTGACAAATGCTACCCTGCGGCGATAAAACGACTTGAAGTCCCTGGATGGGATGATTAAATGGTAAAGATAACGACCATCCGAGCACTTGCGCTTACCATCCCATTCCATCACGACTTTATTGATCGGTGGGGAGATGTGCCTTTTAAATCAAGTGATTGGCAGATTGATAGGGGGAAATTAGTGTTAGACTTGGCAAAGGTAAGGGAAGGATACGCCAAAGAATTTGCTAGAAAGTCGATAGCTTACCACGAATCAAAAGAGAAACATTGATGACCATCCTCGACCTATGGATAAGGCGGATAAACTACCTCCCCCAGAGATTGAGGGACATTGAGAAAAAGGCCCTTGAGATGGATGTGAAGATCAGCCAGGCAGTTGGGGCAAGGAGAAACTTTCTACATAAGGAATTGGCCCTATTCAAGCACGCCCCCGTAGATCACCTGACAAGAGCCATAATCTGCTGGCCGATGCAGAGGATGATAGAAAAGGAATTGAACCAGTTGAAAAAAGACCTGCTTTTTAGAGAGCATCCACCAAAGGGGCAAATTACCCCCGAGATGATAGAACGGGCCGCACAGTTCCCTATCCATGAGCTTATCGAATTTGACGCCAGGGGGATGGCGTTATGTTTCAATCATGAGGAAAAGACGGGGAGCCTACACCTGAACAAAAAGCAGAACACCGCGAGATGCTTTGGAAGCTGCCAGAAAACATTCAACCCCCTGCACGTCCTGACAAAAAGGGACGGCATGTCCTTCCCAGACGCAGTGAGGAAATTAACCAATGGGATTTAACAAACCAGTACGAGATCCGGAGTATAGGAGATACATCAGCCACAAACCCTGCTCGGTGTGCGGAGATCGCCGTCAATCAAACCCTCACCATTACCAATTCCCCGGCCAGGGGGGAATGGCCACAAAGGTAAGCGACCTCAAATGCTTGCCTCTTTGCTATCACCATCATCGGATGTACCACCGGATCGGGCGAGAATCCTTCCATGTTAAATTCCCCTTGTGGAATCCGGCAAAGTTGATTGAAACTTTCAATGGGGAATATGCGAGAGGATCGGAATGCAGCACTACGAGAAAAATGTAGTTTCTGTCTCTGTATTTTGCCCGACCTGCAACAAATTGACTCAGCACAAGGTTACAAATCGGCGGGTAAGCGATTGCATGGAACATGAATCCAGCGGGATGAGTAAAGCGCAAAAGAAGCGTCAGGAAGATCAGAAAAGTAAAGAGTCACAGCCAGAATTGTTTTAACCTTCAACCAACGCGCCAAGGGGAGGGGAGATGCTTCAGAAGAAGAGACATAGCTTTTACGAATCATGCGTGAATGTGGCTGCGGGATACGGCGTGGCCCTTGTCAGTCAGATTGTCGTCTTTCCTCTTTTCAATATTCATGTGCGGTTTCGCGATAACATCATGATCGGGCTGTACTTTACAGCGATTAGCATAGTGAGAAGTTATTTAATCAGGCGATGGTGGACTACCCACTGAGAAATAAAATCTTGACATATAGCTTGACTGTGGTATTGTGTATTTAGCAATTCATTAAAGCGAGGTAAACACAATGCCCCCTAGGAAAGATAGGATAAACTCAATATGCGCTATATGTGGTAAAGCGTTTGGAGTATTGGAAAGCGAAGCCAAAAACGGGAGAGGAAAATATTGTTCAAAAGAGTGTCTCGGCAAATCAAAGAGACATGGTTCAATATTGTACTGTGATTTATGCGATTCACCATTTTACCGCCGCTTTGGAGAACAAGACGTAGGGGTTGCAAAAAATCAATTTTGCTCCCGTGATTGTTATTATGATTGGCGGCAAAAAGACATGAAAGATTCGACCTATTTGAAGTTCAAAGGTCGGCATATCCACAGAATGATTGCAGAAGAATATTTAAAGCGTGAATTGTCACCAGATGAGATAGTCCACCATAAAGACCTCAATAAAAAGAATAACGACCCCTGCAATTTAGCGGTTTTCCCGAACCAGTCCTTCCACGCACGTTGCCATTTTGGAGAAATGACCGATGACGAACTTAAAACATTCTCACTTATACAATAGCTACGAATCTTTTATAGAGGCTAAGTCTCAAATATCTTGGAATTATGGGTTCACCCCAACATTTATGCCAGATTTCCTTTACGATTTTCAATCATATCTTGTTGATTGGGCTGTTCGCACCGGGAGGGGAGGACTTTACTGCGATTGTGGCCTTGGCAAAACCCCCATGCAGCTTGTTTGGGCCGAGAACGTAGTGAGACATACCAACAAGCCGGTATTGATATTGACCCCCCTTGCCGTGTCATTTCAGACCGTACAGGAAGCTGCGAAGTTTGATATAGACGCGCAACGGTCGCATGACGGCAAGCCGTGCAGGAATATCACGGTGACCAATTACGAACAACTCCACCGGTTCGACTGGCGGGATTATGGCGGGTGCGTCTGTGACGAAAGTTCCATCCTCAAAAACTTTGACGGCAAGCGGAAGGATGAGATAACCCAGTTCATGAGGAAATTACCGTATCGGTTGCTTGCTACGGCCACCGCTGCCCCTAACGACTTCACAGAGCTAGGTACAAGCAGCGAAGCCCTTGGTGGACTAGGGTATACCGACATGCTGATGAAGTTTTTTAAGAATGACCAAAATGTTATAAAGCCGATGACTTACCGGAACAAAGGTCAGAACTTTATGAATCATGAGGACGGGGCAAAATGGCGGCTTAAAGGCCATGCGGAAATACCTTTCTGGCGGTGGGTTGCTTCCTGGTCACGCGCAATGAGAAAGCCATCTGATTTTGGGTTCAACGATGACGAGTTCACATTACCGCCTTTAAACCAGCAAGAGCACCTTGTTAGGGCCAACAAACTGGCAGAAGGTATGTTGTTTGAAATGCCAGCTTTCGGATTGCGGGAACAGAGAGAGGAAAGCCGCCGGTCTATTGAATCCCGTTGCGGCAAGGTTGCGGAACTTGTTGAAACAGGTCAACCGGCCTTGGTGTGGTGCCACCTGAACGACGAAGGAGATTTGTTGGAAAAGATCATCCCTGATGCAAGGCAAATCAGCGGCAGAGATTCAGACGAAGCCAAAGAAGAGAAGTTTATGGCGTTTGTTAAAGGTGAAATCCGGGTATTAGTCACGAAGCCTAAAATCGGCGCATGGGGATTGAACTTCCAACACTGCAATCACGTTATTTTCTTCCCTACCCATTCATTTGAACAAGTCTATCAGGGAGTTAGACGGTGTTGGAGGTTCGGCCAGAAACGCCCCGTCACGGTGGATATTGTGACCACAGAAGGGGGCCAAGGGATAATGAAGAACCTCCAGCGCAAGGCAGCCCAGGCCGACAAGATGTTTACTTCGCTTGTAGCACAAATGAACAATGCAATATCAGTTGAGAACCGGATTAAATTCGATAAAGAAATGGAGGTTCCAAAGTGGCTATAATCGAACAAAAGATAACTGATAAGTATGCACTTTACAATGGGGATTGCATCGAAGTAATGGCCGGGATACCAGACAAATCAATCCATTTTTCCCTATACTCCCCGCCCTTTTGCGGCTTATACCAGTATTCCAGCCATGAGCGCGACCTGTCCAACTGCGATAGTTACGATCAATTCTTTGAACATTACGAATTTGTGGTGAGCGAAATAACCCGGTTGACGTTGCCCGGCAGGATGACGGCGGTTCATTGCATGGACACCCCAAAGAGCAACAGCGGAAGGGACGGACTGACAGACTTCCCTGGCGATATTATCCGACTCCATGAAAAGCACGGATGGGATTTTATTTGCCGCCATGGAATATGGAAAGAGCCCCTTGCGGTTCGTAACCGTACCATGCAAAAGAACTTGGCTCACATGACGCTCGTCCAGGATTCTACCTTATGCGGAGTTGCCTCGATGGATCAGCTTTTGATATTCCGCAACAAGGGAGAAAACCCAGTACCAGTTGTCCACCCTATCGGAATGTTGAACTATGCCGGAGAGCGTCAAATCCCTTCAGATGTCCTTGGATACAGGGGATGGGAAGGAAAGCAAACAGAGAATCGATTCTCCCATTGGATATGGAGACAATATGCCTCTTCGTTCTGGGATGACATACGGATTGGCCGGGTGTTACCATTCGAAGCGGCTCGGGATTCGGAAGATGAAAAGCATGTGCATCCCCTCCAACTAGATGTTATTGAAAGGGCGATAGTACTAAGAACAAACCCCGGCGAAGTGGTATTGACCCCGTTCATGGGGGTTGGTTCAGAAGTATTCGGCGCGGTGTCTCTCGGGAGAAAAGGAATAGGCGCGGAACTTAAGCCGTCCTATTACCGGCAATCAGTTAAGAATGTGGACGCCGCCGGTAAGATTCAGAAAGATCAGGATTGCTTCAATTTTGATACCGAACCCGACGAAGTTGAAGAGGCCATCTGACCCCCCATGAGGAAGGGATGAAAATAGTTATTGACATTCGCTTACTAATTCGATAAAGTGTCAATATCAAGGAGGGGCAAGATATGCGAAGAGTTTTTACTATGACGTTTTGCTTACCAGACAAACAACGGGCTGCGATTAAGAGGTCAGCGAAGAAACGAAACATGACCGTTTCCGAAGTCCTGCGTGAAGCGATTGACGATTACTTAGCCAAGGTCGCCCCGGCGAAATAAGGAGAGTGAAATGGAACGAATTATCGAAAAGATTGAGAAGATCATCGAGGCCCAGATCGAAGCATTTGAAAAGAACCCCATAACGACATCCCTGAAACTGTTGCTTTTCTACTGGGTATTCAAGAAACTCTACACTTCGGCTAAGAGGGGGTGAACTATGTGGAACTTGATCAAAGTCGCAGCCTTCTTAGCCATGATAAAGTATTTCATCCTCGACAGCCTCCCGATAAAAACCTTTATTGAGGACTCAGGACATATTACCGCAATCATTTGCTGCTTCTTAGTGGTGGTTGCTATCGCTATCCCTTGCATCATCGCAGATGGCAAGGAGTGACCTATGTTCACAACAAGCCAAATCGGCTGTATGCTAATGTCCTTTATGACTCCATATCTTTACACATGGGTAATCATCTCAAATCCTAATGATGACAAGGCTTATCCTGCTACCTTCTGTGGATTAGTCGTAATGAACTTAATTATTTGGGCTATCACATCGGCAATTTAGTCGCCCCGGCTTCCGGGAAGTGAGGGAGAAATGACCGAGCTTATCATTCCCCCCAGGGTGCGGAAAGCTATCGTATTATTGGCAAAGAACAAGCGCCCCGGCGATAGGGTGAAGTTTTGCGAGGTCCAGGCGCATGTAATGTCTTGGCTCCTGGAGTTGGGGATAGTGAGGAAAGAGATACACCGGCCATTTCCTGGCCCACTCAGCCACCTTTACGAAGGTAAGCGTGGGCCTCATGATTACATCTATCAAGGGGGGAAGGATGGGAACTGACGGAAGATGTCCACATTGCGGTCAATCACCAATTTATCGGGCTCCGGATTATTACTATTATCACCCGCTTACCGCTGTACACTGTCCGGTCTGTGGCTTCATGGACTACCGCGCCGATACCGTCCGCCCCGATTTTCCCGCGCATGATGCAGGGTACACGTTCGCCTCTCCTGAATCCCGGCAGCGCATTGTGGCAGCGGCAAGGTCAAACGGCAAGCGCACCACCCGCGACGCCTTGCGTGCAGCCAACGAGCGGATTAAGGCGGCTATGGGGGAGTAACGGATTGAGTTGACGGGCGGGGTCCGTCCCCGTCCAACGTTTTGTTATTTTGCGGTACATGCCATGAGGGGTGTGGCTCCTCCTGAAGCGCCTGATGCGATGCCAATAAGACATCAGGGTTATTCGGGGTCAAGTGTGGAGTAGGATGCCCGGAAGCGAGGCCGGGACTATCGGAGTTCGACCCTCCGATGCCGCAATAGCAAAATACAAGCAGCTCACGCGCTCGTTGCGTGTAGCGGGAGTTAGGAAATGGGTGGTTTTGTAGACCGCCCTGATTGTAGAGAGGAATGGTGCGTATATAGTCTGCAATGTCCCGTCACCTGTTCGGTCGTGATCGCCTGCCGCCGAGACCAGGCGTGGCGGCATAAGGTCATGGGCGCAAGCTGGAAAAGGAGGGCGAGACGATGAGCGAGAAATGGACAGTTGAACAGATTGAGACGTGGATTGATAACTACGATAGAATGTCATGCCGAGTATCCACCCAAATTATCCGCCAACTTCTCGCCGAGCTTGCCAAATCAAACCGCCTTATTATATCGGCAGAAAGCCAACTTGTTGCTTGTGAAAAAGAGCTTGCCCTTGCCAAGAAGGAAACAGGGGAATATCTCCAAGAGGTCAACACCATGCACCGATGCAATGACCTGAATGGCATGGTTCACGAAGCTGTTATGCATGTCATCCGGGGGGAAATTGTCTCGGATTTTGAGCTATCTTTCCGTGACGTGCGAGAAGCATCTGACAAGATCGAAGAGAGTATCACCCTTGCCATGGAGTTGACCAAACTCCAAGGGATAGACAACCATCCGTTGACGGCCTGTTTTGAGGCTCTGGCGAAGGAATACGACCGATCTGTAGCATTGGACACCGCCATGACTGACGGGCATATGCCGTGGGAAGAGATGACCGCTCAAGAGCAATACGACGCGGTGAGCAAGGAATATATGGAGTGGCTGGATGCGTATTTTGAATGCAATATCCTCGGCAATCACGGCGAACTTGCCGAACTCATTCACCTGATGAATGTGGCTGGCAAGCGTTTCGAGCAGCTAACGAAAATGCGGAAGGGGACATAAATGCTTGAAGATTGGCGGAACTGGACACCTGAGATGGTAGCCGAGCACAATGCGCGGGTACGAGGTCATAAATCAACCACTCCGCTTCCGTCCTTGCCCCCAGGCTCGACTTCCCCCTCCAAGGCAGGGGAGAGTGTCAAGAAAGGGAAGAAAGGGGCAAATAAAACGGAAATGGCCGCTTTCCACTATCTGACGCAATGTTATCGTGGCGCAAGAATACGGTACGAGGCGATCACCTTCCACCTCCAAGCAGAAGCAGCGTACACCCCTGACTGGCTCGTATCTTTGTCTGAGAATGACACAATGATCTGCGTCGAGGTCAAAAATGCGGCCTACAAACACGCATCTTACGGGCGGTCCCGCCTGGCATTTCGTCAGGCGGCCTTGGAGTTCCCCCAGTTCCAATTCATATGGTTAGAACTTCGAAACAATGAATGGGTACTAAACTAAAAAAGGAGAAACGAAATGAATGGAGGTCAAGGTTCAAACTGTGCAGCGGTTCCGAGAGAAGGGGTAATCCATACCAAAATCGCAGCCATCGAAGAAAACCAAGGGGAGATTCAAAGCCGTGTGGAGAATCTTTTCGAACGCCTTAACAACCATGTGCTGATGCCAGACCACCCACAGCCCGAAAATGCCAAATGCGACTCAATAGCCACCGCAATGCCGCCAATGGCCGAGCGGCTTGACCGACTGGCACGGCAGCAAGCCCGTACAATCGGCTTTTTGTCGGACATCCTGCAACGGCTGGAAGTCTGATGTCGAAAATAAACAACAGGAGGGTAAACTCATGAAACAGATTATCTTGGCAGCATTGACTATCACGTTACTCGGCGCAACGATGGCAACCGCAAACGATCAGGAATGCAGGCCACAACCTCAACAGTCAACCGGCTGGTATTTCTGGTCATACCTGCCAGGATTCAATGTGCGGTACGGAGAGCTCTACCCAGATCTGCGGTCATGTGGCGCTGCCATGGTGACATTTGCAACACTGGTCAACCCGGTATCTCTTTCTGGTCCTCCACATGCTGAGAAATACACAATTCGCAATCTTCAATACATGACCTGTATGCCCCAGTCCAGCCAGTCAACAGCGGATTTGAGCGTATTGCCATCAGTGTCAGGAGGGGCGTTTGTAGTCAACCAACAAGGCAGTCTCGTATTCAACAAAACGGAGTGACGCCATGAAGAAACTCGACATCAAATGGAGCGTCATTGTGGTACTCACGTTGGCCACCCTCATTATCATTTACTTTCTCCACTCATGCAGCAGCAAGGAAACCGCGCCTCCTGAAACGTGGGAAACAAGCGGGTACATCCCGCCCATCCAAAAGCAAATGACGTGCGTCCGCACAGAAAAACAATTGAGGTGTTGGCAATCGAATATCCCCACACACCCAAAGATTCTCCGCGCCAAAGCCCCTCTCACTAAGCGGCGAGGAAAAATAAAATGGCATAAGATTGTCCCTGGCAGAACGTATGTTTTATGGTCTGATGGAGAAGAGGGAGACATTACAGAGGTCAGTACAACTTGCGTGCCGGGGCAGTACATCCCTGAATCCGGTGATCACTGCGGGGCAGAGTTGACGGTGGGGACGTGGACAGCCGAAGATATAAAAATGGAAAGGGGCAACGATGAATAAACTCATCTTAACGTTGGCAATCGTTTTATTCGCCACATTGGCTGTTGCAGCAGAAGATTCTGACACATGGACCCACGGCGTGAAAGCAGAATATTCCCCTACATGGGTCAGAGGGGAAGAGGAATTGCAGCTACTCATTGGAATGTATTGGACAGGTTATGTTATAGTCCTCAACCACGATAAGGACAGCGCACCCTATACTTTGGTAGACCCGGATCACCGCCAATATACTTATTGGATGTTATCTGCCGCTAAAGACGATGGTATTAGAAACTATACCGAGAGAAAGGAGATCCAAAAATAAATGACTAAACTCATCTTCGCATCACTCATCCTTTTGCTGATGGCGGGGTGTAGCGGCATACCAGACTACTTTTGTCACCGTGTTTACAGTAACATGAACTATACCAATGACCAATTTCACAAGGCGGTAGCGGAAAGGAATCGTAACGCTACATTGGAATCTGAACGGGAGGCAGGGCGGTGGTATGGGGAGTCGCAAGTCTGGACAGACCTATACTTTTATTTCGCTGCCGAATGCGATAGGAGGTGGACCAGAGAATGAAAACCTTTATCATCATATCATTTCTTCTGATGGCGGGGGCGGCGTGGGGAGGGGAAACAGAGAGTGTGAATTACGATATCAAATATCTCAAAGCAAATCTGACAATAGATGAGGTTTACACTCAAGGGATGCAAGATGCTGTAGACTGCTATGGCGAGGCAATACATCTACTGGAGCAAATATCCCCCAGCAAAAAATATCGCAAGGCCCATGCAGCTTCGTGGAAGTTGCCTAATTTTACCGGATGCCTTGCAGAGAAAAAAGCTAAGCAACTTAATCAGTACAAAGACCCTTATGAATCATTGCCGTCGGATGGTAACAAGTAACTAACCCGCGAAAGGAGAAGGGAAAACGACCGTCAACCACTGAGAACAAAAGGAGGTGCGACATTGAACCGTTATCGACACATGAGGTAATCAGGAACCTTGTTCACGCAATGAGATATTTAACCCAAGCAGCGCAATTTCTTAGGAGGCATCACATGGCAACGGACCCCGAAGTACAGGCCCTCGGCGACGCAATCACAAACGCCGAAACAGCGGCAGCGGCAGCGGAAACGCTCCTTGATTCACTGGCGCAGCAGAATCAGGCGCAGCAGGAAGAAATATCCGTCCTTCAGACCAAGCTCGCATCCGGCAACCAGATCGTCGCCG